ATTGCCATTGAACCTGCCTCTAATCTAACCACCGTGGGCGTCCCCAAGACGTTGACTTATGGGGCCGTGCCGAGTCAACCGCTGGCAAAGAATATCCCTCGAGGGGCACCTCTCAATGATGGGATGGTGGGTGTTCAGCTTGCTGATGACACCACCGAATTCCAGGCGCAATTTTTGGATACGGTCCCTGCGTTGGAGACCGACGTGGGCAAGCAGTACGGGCTCACGAAGGACACCAACAACTACTGGTTCATCGACAAGGGAAAGACAGACAGCGTTATTGTTACCGGAATTTACGCCGGAGACGCGGGTCGCAATGGTGGTCGGGCATTCTTCCGATTTGTCAGCGCGGCCGCCCAGATGGGAGGTGCATAGTATCATGATGACACGTGGCAATTACTCCCAACTGATGGCGCCTGGTATCCATGAGTTGATGGACCAGCAGACTCAGTTGGAACAACGGGACTCGGAGTATGACAAGATCTTTAACACTCCGACATCTGACAAGGCCTATGAGGACGACGTTGAGTTTGCAGGCCTTGGCCCAATGACTACAAAGCCAGAGGGCCAACCGATCAACTATGACGACGTGATCCAGGGCGGTTCGTACCGGTATACCCACTCGACGTTTGGGCAGGGTGTGCGGTACAGCTTTGAACTGTTGGAAGATGACCAGTACGGCATCATCCAGAAGGTTCCGAGCAACTTTGCCCGCACGGCGATGCACACCAAGGAGACGAATGCCTGGAACGTGCTCAACCTTGGGTTCACCACGCAGATCACGGTGGACGGTGTCTCATTGTTCAATGCATCTCACCCGCTGTTGGGTGGGTTGCCAGCAACGGTGGCGGTTCCAGCCTCCATCGTCGGTGTGGGTGTGTACGTTCAAGGCACCTACCCGAATCGTCCCGGCACGGATGTCGATCTGAGCTACTCTGGTCTGCAGTTGATGATCAACCAGTGCGAGCGCATGATTGATGGCCGTGGCCTGTTGGTGAAGGCAATGATGAGCACCATCGTGGTTCCTCCAGAGCTTCGGTGGGTCATTGAGGAGATTCTTGGTTCTGAGTGGAGGCCGTACACTGCTGAGAACACGGTCAATGTCGTCAACAATAAGGGTCTATCGCCCTTCATCGGTCGATACCTGACGTCCACGAAGGCTTGGTTCGGTCTTGCGGAGAAGTCTCGCCATAAGCTGAATCACTTCGACCGTCACCCGCTCGATGAGGACTTTGCCGATGACTTCGACACTAGGTCAATGAAGCATGTCGCATTTTACCGTGCCTCGGACGGTGCGTCCAATTGGCCTGGTACCTGGGGCTCTGCAGGAACCTAATCTTAAGGGGGTGGTGGCGCTCCCACCACCCTATCTTAACAAGGAGGCGCAAGATGGTAAAGTCTTATGGTAAGAAGCTCTTGTTCAGAACAGGGGAGATCATCATGCACGAGGGTAATCCTGCCCTTGTGCTTTCATGCGATGGTAGGTGTGCAAAGCTGTACGTTTTTCCGGCGCATTCAGCCAACGCTCAGATCACAGCTGATGAGCCGGTCCCTGTCCCTGAACTAACAAAAGAGGAGTAGAGCATGGCAAATCAGATCGCACCACGACATTTCTTGATCGATACGCCAGGTGCCCCACCGGTGTGGTTGTCGGGGCTATTTATCTCGAGCATCACCTGGACTGGTGCGACCACGGCGGGGCACTCGGCCATCGTTAAGAATGCGGCTGGGATTCGCACGATCTTTGATGCGAAGGCCTCAGAGGCCAATGATTTTGAGTCCTCAATCTATGATTGTGGTTGGGTTGAGGGCCTGCAGGTCCCCACACTTGACAGTGGGAAGTTGATGATCGTCTGCGCGTAGGGAGGTGATCCATGAATAAGAAGAAGCCCGGGGTCAACAAGGGACCAAGGGCAGGTGGAAAGAAGGGCCCCGATACAAAGAAGACAACGAAAAAGTCGGGGTACGGGGGTTACTAACATGCCATACAGAGCTGGGGCGATCGGCGTCCCGTGGCACAACTGTGATCGGTGTGGCATCATGACACGGACCTCTCAGTTGGTTTTCCAGAACGGTATGTTTTTATGCATCATCCGTGGGTGCGTGGACAACCCTGAGGGCTTTAACCGTTATCAGCGCATCACTGAGGTGCTAAGCGACGGGAAGACTGAGCCCCAGCACTGGTTAGAAAACCGTGTTCTTAATGACGGTTTGGATGGCAATGATAGGTGAACTATAATGCCGCTTAAGAAGGGGGTCTCAGATAAAGTAAGATCCGAGAATATCGCGACAGAGATTCATCATGGGAAACCTAGGGATCAGGCAATAGCCATTGGTTACTCACAACAACGTCAAGCACGAAAACATTCTAGGCCAAACGCACCTAAGAAGGGTTAGAACATGCCATTCAGCCAGCCATGGAATGAGAACGATCCGGCGGACACTGATCTCGCGAGTCTGCTTGGTGATGACATCCGAGACCTAAAGTTGCAGGTCCGTGAGCGGGTAGATCTTGAGCATTTCTTTCCACTCGCCGATGATCCCACCACTGGGTTTCATCGACAAGGATCTGCGAGACCATTTTTTCAAGGTGTCGCCCCAGCAAACAATCCGGACGCGCCTGGTGCCTTATGGTTTAATACAAACGTTAATGATTTACTCCGCGATAATGGTGCTACCTGGATAAGTCTTGGGTTAGGGACACCACAAGGCGCGATCCTCATGTGGTCGGGGACCATCGCGGCCATCCCAGCTGGTTGGAAGCTTTGCGATGGAACGGCAGGCACGCCTGACCTTCGAGATAAGTTTGTGCGTGGTGCGCCACCTGCTACAGATCCAGGAGGTACTGGAGGTTCTGACACTCATACCCATCTTGGTACCATCGGGGTGAATACTGGTTTCGTTACAGTCTCAAGCGCGGCTCCACTGACAATTGTTGTTGCACTTGATCCCCATGTTCATGGCATCGCCATTGATCCTGCAAGCACATTGCCGGTGCACTTCAAAATTGCGTTTATCATGAAGGCATAGTCATGAACTTTAAGGGCTGGTTTAAGATCACCACCAAGCAAGGTTCTTGGATTCTGAAGAATCAAGAAACCAACGTGCTACGTGCGCGGACGGTACTTGCTTGGAACGGTACGGTGTTGTTACCTTTTAGGTATCTTGGGATTGGGACTAATGGCAACGCTCCTGATCCAACACATACGACACTCTTTGCTGAGGTATTACGGTTCTTAACAGTGGCCACCATTGAGACGACAGCAGTTAGTGGAGACACCTTACACCTGACAGCATCGTTCGTGGCGGCGGCCGCCTTCAATATCTTTGAGCTCGGCGTGTTTGACGCGGCCGTGGGTGGTAACATGGCAGCGCGTGCTGTACATATCGACGAGAATGGAAATTCATCTGCCTTCAACATTGGGATCGGTGAGGGCATCACGTTAGAGTATTATCTTCAGGCCTTATAGGAGATCACCATGGCAGCTGGCGATGCTGTTCCAATCCCTCGTAAGAATATAGCGTACCGCGCTTACTTCGAGATTCGTAGCACAACTGGTGCGTTGATCTCTGGAGCTACAGCTCTCGATAGTGAAGTGTCTATCGATGGAGCAGCTTTTGTTGATGCTACAGCAGAGGCCACTGAGATCGGTGCGTCAGGCACGTACTTCTTAGATTTGACGGCTGCGGAGATGAACGGAGACGGTGTAGTGGTGGTTGTCAAGACAACCAGCGCGATGGCGATCATCCCAGTCCTTAGTCTTTACCCTGAGTCGCTGGGTGATATTCGAGTCAACGTTGGACAATGGAACGGCACCGCTGTCCCGGCAGAGGACACGGCTGGTTATCCAAAGATCACGGTTAAAGATGGTGTGGGAGTAGGTGAGATCAACACCACGGCCGGGCAGGTGGAGGTCACCACCGCCCAATTAGTGTTGTTGATCAATGCTATCTATGATGAGCTTACAGCGGAGGCTAGAGTAGCTGGATCGTATGGTCAGCTGTTGAAAGACAACCTCCCGGTGCTTATCACCCCAGCAAATAAGCTCCTTACCGATGCTGCTGGTCGAGTTGAGACCACCGCTGCTCAGCTTGTGACTACTGTTAATGCTATCTACGATGAGCTGACGGCTGAGGCTCGAACGGCAGGTTCTTATGGCCAGCTGCTTAAGGACAACCTACCTGTGCTCGTCACCCCAGCAAATAAGCTTTTGACCGACGCGGCAGGTCGTGTAGAGCTACAGGCAGATGGAGTTGACCAGATCGTGATGGAGGCTGGATTAAATCTACGCCAAGGCCTTGCCGTTATTGCCTCGGCAGCTGCAGGCGTGTTGGCAGGTGTTGGCACAGCGACAATCACCATTCGAGCAGCAAATAATCCAGGCACGTTGCGCATCACGTGTGTCAATGACTTGATCGGTAATCGTAGCACCGTGACGTTGACACCACCGGCATAAGACTATGTTTCCAGGACCCTACTTTGCGAAGGCCTACTTTGCTCAGGCCTACTTTCCATCAAACAGTTCGGTGACGACGTTTAAGAACTTCACGGCGCGTGATGGTATCCGGGTAGTTGATCTTAAATTTTCTGGTAGGCGATCTTCATTTGATTGGACCAGGGAGACGGATGTTGTCAATATTCCAGAGGTGATTTATTTTTGGGATAC